AAATCTAAAGGCGGCTCTATGATGCGCAAGAGCAAAGGCGGTTCGATGATGCGCAAAAGTAAGGGCGGTGCTATGAATAAAAGATCAAGGAAAAAATAAAACCGGAGAAAAATTATGTATCTTATAAGTAATATTCCCCATTTCAAATGTTGGGTGAGAAGGGAATTTACTCACAATCATGAGCAATATCATGATGAGTATCTTCATGCGTTAGCTATAGCTGTAAATACTATCCCTGATAGATCACTTAGCTTTCAAGTCGTATTTACAGGTTGTGAATCCGATTGTGATGATTGGGAAGAAGGCAACATACACGGTGGTGCTATGTGGGCTAGGATGCCAATAGAGGGCTTGGTTTTTGATATGCCGTTAGAGGATTTTCCAAAACCAATGGAAGATCATTTAGCGCAGCCTTGGGATTGTGAATCAAGAAATCACTCTGTAATTGTGATGGATAGAGTGAGTTCATCACCGTGGATTGCAAAGATTAACGGTGAATTCTATCAAGCCAAATATTTATTTACCGTTGACTACACAGATTCACATATTGCAGACGATCCTGCACAACACAAGCAAAGTCATGTATTATATATTACTGAAGATTGTGAATGGAAAGGCAATATGGTTGCTTTACCTAACAACCGAGTAAGGGCAACGAGTCCAGCGCTATGGGTTACAGGTGAAGGCGCACCAGATTTTAAACCATCGCAATGGGCGCATAGCGCGGAAGGACATGAAAGTTATTTAGACCCAGCGATAACTTTTAATAATTTATACGAGGATTAAATGGCACTTTCAGGCAGTAAAGATTTTGAACCAGATGTAGCTGAATATGTAGAAGAGGCTTTTGAGCGTTGTGGTTTAGAACTGCGCACAGGCTATGATTTACGTTCTGCTAAAAGAAGTATCAACTTGATGTTAGCTGAGTGGGCTAATCGAGGTTTAAACCAGTGGACCATCAAAGAAAAAGATGTGGCTATGGTTAAAGACACAGCAACGTATAATATTGATAGCACTAACGCTACAGCGCCTATTGATGTTTTAGATGTTTACATAAGAGAAACTATAAATAATCAAACAACTGATTTTCCACTTAATAAAATCAGTCGAGCTGAATACGCTAATTTGTCTACAAAAAGTACAACTGGCAAGCCAAATCAAGTTTTTGTAAACAAGCAAAATACTCCTACAATAACCGTATGGCCGATACCTGATAAAAATAGCACATACACAGTGCGCATGAATGTATTGACTAGAATGGATGATGCAGATGGCGCAACAGATACAGTTGATATGCCGTTTCGTTTTTTCCCATGTTTTACAGCAGGCTTGGCTTACTATATAAGCATGAAGAGAGCGCCAGATAAAACACCGATATTAAAGCAAATCTACGAAGAAGAGTTCACAAGAGCTTTATCGCAAGATGAGCCAAGAACTTCTTTTAGAATTTCACCGTATTTAAGCAGGTATAATTCAGCATAATGGCGTTTGCATCAGGAAAAGAGGCTTATGGTATTTGCGATATAACAGGATTTCGTTATAAGCGCAGAGAGATGAAGAAAACGTGGAATGGTTTGATAGTTGGTCCTGACCAATACTCACCAAAACATCCTCAATTAGACCCAAAACCTAAGCCATCTGATCCACAGGCTATAAGAAATGCAAGACCTGATACAGCAGATGATAATAATTCTTTCGTATTGTATACAAATGTGGACAAAGGTATACTTGGCACTAAACTAGATACTTATGAAATTTCTGTAAGTGTAGGCGAGGTAACAATAACAACATCATGAGTTTTACTTTAGCGACATTAAAAACTGCTATACAAGATTATTTGGAGTGTACGGAAACCACTTTTGTTACTAATCTACCTACTTTCATACAAGAATCTGAATCTCGTATATTTAAACTTGTTCAGCTTCCAAAGCAACGTAAAAACGTAACAGGCGCGGTTACATCTAGTAATCGTTTCTTAGCTACGCCTAGTGATTTTTTTGCACCGTTTAGCCTGGCTGTCATATCCAGCAATACTTATCATTATTTAGATTACAAGCATCCTTCTTTTATTAAAGAATTTTCACCCAATACAACAACATCTGGTAGACCTAGATATTATTCTTTATTTGATGACACGGCTTTTGAGCTATCTCCTGTACCAGATGCAAATTACGATATTGAATTACATTATTTACACAAACCAGCGTCCTTAACTTCAGGTGCAGAGAGTGGAACTACATTTTTATCCACAGATTACCCTGATACTCTTTTATATGGTTCTCTTGCTGAAGCGGCAGTTTTCTTAAAAGAATCTCCAGATGTTATTGGAGTGTTTGAACAAAGATTTAAAGAAGCCATTGTCAGAATGAAGAATTTATCAGAGGGACGTGAAACTAGAGATGAATATAGATACGATTTACTGAGAACCGGAGTCAGTTAAATGCAAAAAATTGAGCCGCTAGAAGGCGCTCACATAGCGATAGTTGCGTTGGGCAACTCACAAGTAGATTACGCCATCGGCGCAGAAAACAGCATGCAATGGGATGAAGTCTGGACTATAAACTCAGCAGCAGCCGTTTACAAATCTGACAGAATGTTCATGTTAGACCCAGCCAGTCGTTTTTTTGATACCGATGATGCAGGTGCGCAAACCGATATTATGAAGCGGTTTTTACCTGTATGCGACATACCATGTTACACATGTGAACTGGATGATCGTGTACCCAGCGCAGTTTTGTATCCCTTAAAAGAAATAATACAAGATACACAATGCGCTTATCTAAATAATACAATACCCATGACAATTGCTTTTGCCTATTGGAATAAAGTAGCTCGCATAGATTTTTTTGGCGTTGACTACAGCTATCAACACAATTTGCATTTTGCAGAGGCGGGCAGAGCTTGTGTAGAGTTTTGGTTGGCAAAGTGTATGGAAGCTGACATTAATATAGGTGTTTCGCACAGGTCAGCTTTACTTGATCAAAATGTACCGTTAGAAGAAAGAATCTATGGTTTTCACAGATTAAACGACCCAATGGTTGCTGTGAAACACGAATCTGACTGGATTGTATGTGAAAATTCAAAAATAGAGAAAGAAATGGAAAAAGCAGGCGCTAAAGCACCAGAACCAATAATGTCACCGGAGCCTTATCGTGGGTGAGATGGGTAAAGACAGCTTTATAGAATTAGGCAATGTTATGGTTGAAACCACGCATAACAAAGGCCACGATCCTGAGTTTTGGGCTGAACAAATAACTAAAAAGATTTGTGAAATATCAGCCGATGCAGCGCCGCACATAAGACAACAAGCAGAGGCTTTTCAGAATTACATTTACACAGTAGTTTTACACGGTATTAAAAACGCTATTACCTCCGATCGAACAACTATGGTAAACTTATTGACAAGCCAAGGTCATGTGGACATGGCAAAGATTATTAAGGAACTATAGTTATGGCAATAACATCCGCAATACCAACAAGTTTTAAGCAAGAATTACTTGTAGGCACTCATAATTTGACTGCCAGCTCTGGTAATGCTTTTAAACTTGCTTTGTACACCAGTTCAGCTACTTTAGGCGCTGGCACAACTGCTTTTACAACAACTGGACAAGCATCTGGTACTAATTACACATCTGGCGGCGCTACGCTCACGTCTGTTACACCTACGACATCAGGAACGACAGCAATTTGCGATTTCGCGGATTTGACATTCGGCACAGCAACCGTTACAGCTCGTGGTTGTATGATATACAACGACACGCAATCTGATAAAGCCGTTGCTGTAATTGATTTTGGAGGCGATAAAACAAGTACCGCAGGTAATTTTACTATCGTTTTTCCGGCTGCAAATGCAACTGCTGCAATTATCAGATTAGCTTAAATACTTTAAATTGAATTTTTTGTGGTAAAATTTAGATATGCCACTAACAAAGATAAATTTTAAACCAGGTATTAACAAAGAAGAAACTGACTACGCAAATGAAAATGGTTGGGTAGACGGCAATCTTATTCGCTTTAGAAAAGGTAGGCCCGAAAAGATAGGTGGTTGGGAGAGACAATCAGATAGCAATACTTATCTTGGCTCAGGAAGGGCTTTGCACAGTTGGATATCCCTTGGCGGTTCTCGCTATCTAGGTATTGGTACTGACCTTAAATATTATATTGAAGCAGGTGGCAGTTATAACGATATAACGCCCATAAGAGCAACCACAAGCGCAGGTGATGTTACTTTTGCAGCAACAAATGGCTCAAGCACATTAACAATCACCGATACTTCTCACGGCGCATTAAACGGAGATTTTGTTACTTTTTCGGGTGCTTCTTCATTAGGCGGTTTAATAACTGCTGCGGTTATTAATCAAGAATATCAAATATTGTTAGTCAGTGATGCAAACACTTATACAGTAACAGCTAAAGATACAAGTGGTTCGGAAGTTACAGCGAACGCGAGTGATAGCGGAAATGGTGGAAGCAGCGTTGTTGGCACGTACCAAATAAACATAGGCTTAAATGTATATGTGTCTGGAACTGGTTGGTCACTAGGAACTTGGGGAGAAGGAACTTACGGCAGCGTTGGCACAATAACATCCGATGATCAATTAAGATTGTGGACTCACGATAATTTTGGTGAAAATTTAATTATCAACGCAAGAGGCGCAGGAATCTTTAGATGGGTTGAAAATAACGGATTAACAACAAGAGCGCTAGAGTTATCAGGTGTAACTGGAGCTAGTAAAGTGCCTACTGTTGGCTTGCAAGTTATTACCAGCGAGGTTGATAGACATCTTATTGTTTTAGGTGCTGATCCGATAGATTCAAGCTCTGGCAATAGAACTGGCGCTATTGATCCAATGTTGGTTGCATTTAGCGATAGCGAAAATGAATTAGATTTTAACCCAACGGCTACTAATACGGCAGGATCAGTCAGACTTAGCTCTGGATCATCAATAGTTGGTGGTATCAAATCACGACAAGAAACTCTGATTTGGACAGATACAAGCTTGTATTCAATGACTTTTATCGGTCCACCACTTACTTTTGCAATAAACTTAATAAATGAAGGCGCTGGTTTAATTGCACCAAAAGCCGCTATAAATAGCCCTGTTGGTGTGTTTTTCATGAGTAAAAACGGATTTTATTACTACAACGGTGCTGTAAAGAAACTACCGTGTAGTGTGCAAGATTTTGTATTTTCAGACGTAGATTTATCACAGGCTTTTAAATGCTACGCATCTTTAGATGCTGAACACTCAGAAGTGTGGTTTTGGTATCCATCGCTTGAGGATGGTACAGAAGAGATATCAAGATACGTCATATATAACTACGAAGAATCAACTTGGAGTATCGGTTCTCTTGTTAGGTACAGTTGGCTAGATAGAGGCATTGAAGATAAACCATTAGCCACTGCTGAAGTATCCGGTGCAGGTGTAATTTATGTTCATGAAAGTGGGTTTAATGATGATGACAGCGCAATGTCTAACGTATTTATTGAATCTGCCGATATTGACATATCAGATGGCGAAAACTTTATGTTTGTTAAAAAATTGATACCGGATATTAAATTTTCAACAAAACTTGGCGTATCTAACACACCATCAATGAATATAGTGATAAAACGTAGAGACTATAATGTTGATACTCTATCAACAGACTCAACAAACGAAATATCAAGCACAACTCGTTTTACTAATTTACGGACGAGAACAAGACAAGTGGTGCTACGCTTTGAATCAGATGATGATAACTCAGTAGCAGCAAATATTAAGGATTTTAAATTTAGAGTAGGTGATACCAGATTAGACATACAACCATCTGGTCGTAGAGGGTAGTGACTAAGATATTAGAGACTCGCTTGCCTTTAGCGACAGATGAAACGGTTACAGGTGATACTTTTAACCGTTTAGTAAGAATTTTGGAGATAAATTTAGGCGCAAAAGACATAGATCAAACACCTGTTTTTACAAACAGTGAAATTTCTACGTTACAATTCGCCACAGGTGCTATAATATTTAATAGTACAGTAGAAGTTCATCAAGCATTTGATGGCACACAATTTAGAAATTTGTATGAGCATCAGAGTTATGTCACAGGATTAGGAGGTACTTTGAGCGTCGGAAGTGTAACCGTCACAATAAGTTAAAAATATGGCAGAAAATACAATATCACCAGAACTTTTAGATCGCATTAATCAATTTGTCGGAGCTGGTTCAATATCAGATCAAGAAATGAACATGATGCAAACACCTCAAGCTATGAATATGCTTGGTCAAACTAAAGGTGCTATTTCTGATAGAGAAATGCAATTGTTTAAAGAAGCAAGCCCTAGTTTTCAAACACCTCAAGCAATGACACCACTTGAAAAAGAAAATATTATGAATATGCTTGGTCAAACTAAAGGTGCTATTTCTGATAGAGAAATGCAATTGTTTAAAGAAGCAAGCCCTAGTTTTCAAACACTTCAAGCAGAAATAGGTGTTGCGATAAAAGCTCTTGCTGATCAAATTAATCAAACAGATGATCCAGATGAACAACAAATTTTAAATAAAGTTGTTGAAAAATTAGATTTGAATCAACAAGCACCTTTAGCTGATATAGCTCAATCTGTGCAACAAGCAGGAACAGGTGAAGATACGGTATTAGCTCATTTAGCGCCTGGTGAAGTAATTTTACCAGGAGAGTTCATGGAAGATGAGCAATTAGAATCCATGATTGAAGCAAAATTTGATGAATTTGGTATTAACCCAGAGGAGTATGTCGCTGGCATAGGAATAGCCAGTCTCAATCAAATGACAGGGCTGGAAGAGTTTGGATTTTTTAAAAAGCTGGGTAAATCACTTAAAAAAATTGCAAATAAGGTCATCAAGCCAGTTGCGGCGGTGGCTCAGTTCATACCTGGTCCTTGGCAACCGATAGCGGCAATGGCAAATAAAGCCTTTACTGTTTATGACGTAGCCAAAGGCAGAGCAAGCCCTTAGC